ACGGCATGGTTATTTCTATGACCGAAAAACACGAGAGCCAGTTAAGTCTGCTTCTGAGGTTTATCAAGTAGGACAATTCCTGCTGGCTAAGGACGTAGAGTTTGCTCCTAAGTCAGAGTTCTTGTACATGCTCCGCGATGCTACGCCAGAGCAAATAAAAAAGACAGACGCAGTTGTTAATTCCCTATATGGAGCTAAGGTTGTTTATCAAAAAGGTGACCTTGCTTTAGTCCTTGGGTACGACACCGATCACAATTTACGTTATTACGGCGCTAAAGGATCTAGATATACAACTATTGATATAGAAATATCTAAAGATAGCTTATTTACTCCGCAAGAGAAAAAAGATCTTATTGCGGAAAAGAAAAAACTTGAAGCAGAAGAAGCAAAAAAACACAAAGCAAATCCATTTATTACGTTTAATAAAGATGGATTATCTTTTTCTAAAGGTGTTCCTGTACAAATTGGCAAAGTATTAACTGGCTGGAAAGACTTGTTAAAACTTTCTCAAAATCTTCATGTCACAACAATTGAAGACGTACAAGAAAACCGCGATAAGTACACTGGAGAACATCGCCCTATTAACGCTGTAGGATATAACAATAAGATAGCAGGGATGGTGCAAAGACTAGCAAATGGCGAGTATTACATTGCATTTAAGAAATCAACTAGCATTACAAAGATGCTAGAAACACTTGCCCATGAGCTTGGGCATATGCATCAAAATGAAGTTTTTAACAAGGCTAGTCCTGAAATCCAAAATGCAATTATTGAAGAACACCAAAAGTGGGTTCAATCAATGGGTGGTAAGACGGCTAGGGAGCTTGTTGATTCATTGCGGGCAAAAACAAGCGGCAAAACATCTATAGTGCCAGATCAATTGATGGCAAGACAGCTATCTAGGTATTGGACTGATTTCCGCGAATGGTACGCAGATCAAACAGCGAAGTGGGCAGTTACATCTGAAAAGCCTGTTGGCATAGTAGAGAAATACTTTACTCGGCTAGGTAAAGCACTGCGCTCGTTCTACGCTAAGGTACGTAACTCCGGCTACTTGCCAAATGAAACGTTTAAGAAATACTTGGATAAAGTTACCAAGGAAGACATTGAACAACACCCAATAGTTAGCGGGCCGGAAGATCAGATGGCGCTCTTTATGAAAAGTGAAGTAGAGCCCGTGGAAATAGAAAAAGCCGGTACTGAAGAGGGCCAAGCTGCCTTGAATATTACTGGTGGATTGGGCCGCGTAAGCGAAAAGCCTAGCTCTTCTTACATGAAGCAAATTAGAGAATCATGGGATAACGCAACTGACAATCCTAAGGCTACCGCCTCTGAAGCCAAAGCTGCCGCTATTAAGTTTATTGATTTGATTCAAACAAAGGCTTTCTCCAGCGATGCCGCTATAAACAATTCTATTCGCAGGGATGTGAATGAATTTGTTAAGGACAACGAGCAAGCCATTGGTACGATGCTTAACATTAGCCAGAGTCAAGTGGTTCACGCAGATGCATTGGCTAACTTGTTTCTTACGTCCGGCAATCTTAAATACAACAAAGAGTTGTACAAGTACGAAGCTGTAGAAGATAAGTCCAACATTGTTGAACTAGCCAAGCAGCTTGGTGAGATTAAAGATAAGTATGGTCTTACCCAAGCCCAGACAGAGTTGATAGGTCACACTGCGTTTGAAGCCAAGCGGTTGAAGTCGCTTGTGGAATTCAACAACAAGGTAGATCAAGAAGTAGCAGAAATGCGGGCAGAGGCGGACAAGCTTTCTATGGATGGCAAAGATGTAGCCGCAAATGCCCTGAGAGAGAAGGCTACTCGGCGCTCCAAGGAAACAAAATTTATCCACATGACCAGTGCAGAGATAGCTGCTGGCAATAAGTTGTTCAAAGTTATTCCTGAGTTGAACGGCGTAGTGGAAACATGGAATCAGATGCGGGACAACGCCGCCAATTTACTGGTAGATAGCGGTCTTTGGAGTAAAGAAGAAGCTGAATTTCTTTTGAGCAATGCTGACTACGTTCCCTTCTTCCGCGAAGAGCAATTGGAAAAAGGTAAAGGGCCAAAGGAATACATCCGTGGTCTGATGGTTCAAGCGCAAGAAAAGAAACTGAAGGGTTCTAACAAGCCCGTCAATGATATTTTTGACAACATGAATCGCTGGACGCAGTACTCGGTTAACCGCGCTGTGCGTAATCGTTCTGCCTTGGCGCTTATTGATACTGCCGCTAAATTTGGTCAAGCCAAGAAAATTGCAAGCAAGGCAGACGGCGACAATGCTATACGCGTTTGGAGAAACGGCAAAGAAGAGTTCTATGACATGGCTGATCCCATGTTCGTTGAAGCTTTTACCGGCTTGGAATCTATAACTATACCGGCTTGGAAATGGGCTTCTACTGTAGCCAATATCCTACGTCAATCTGTTGTGCTTAATCCTTTGTTTACATTGGCGCAGGTTCCACAGGATTCGTTTGCCGCCATGTTTACGTCTGGATTGAAGCCCCAATTTGCTTTGCAGATCCCGGCCCGAGCAGCAAAAGAGTTTGTTAAAACATTAGCTAATCGCAGTGCTACCAACAATGAGTTGAGAAAGTACGGCGTTGTTGGGGTTAGAGACTTTACTTCCCAGATGGCTAGGTTAGATGCTCAGGTGTATGCCGGGATGAAAACCTCTCCCGGTATTCTTGGTAGGTTAAAAAGCGTTTTAGAGCATATTGCTATGGCAGGAGACAATGCTGTACGTCAGGCCACCTATGAAGCGGCTACAGCCCAAGGACTCAGCAAAGCAGAAGCACTAGAGAAGTCGTTTGAGATTTGGAATATCCGTCGCAAGGGAACCAGTCAATTTCTGGCTCTTTCAAGTCAAGTAATCCCGTTCTTTGGCGCTTACCTTGCTGCTCAGAATGTGGCGCTTAAAACAATCAGCGGTGTAGGTACATCACCTACAGAGAGAAAAGCTGCGCTTGGGGCTTTGGCTGGCACGACGGCATCGGTTATGACTCTATCGTTGTTGTATGCCATGATTAACGGCGACGATGAGGACTATCTGAAAAAGCCAGCAGCAATCCGTGATCGTATGCTAATGGTTCCGGGCACTAATGGATTCGGTATTCCGCTGCGGTCTGACTTGTTCTCTATACCCAAAATCATCACAGAGCATACGTACTTGATGATTACCGACAAGGGCTATGAGGATGGGCGTAAATTCCGCGACTCTATTAAGAATGTTTTGGGTAATGCTTTCCTTAGCCCGACTGTTGTTCCGCAAGCCATTAAACCCGCCGCCGAAGTATTGTTTAATTACAACTTCTTCCAAGGCCGTCCGTTGATTGGCGAGTACCAGAAACGGCTAGAAACTGAGCGTCAGTTCAATGAATCTACGTCCGAGATAGCCAAGATGATGGGCAAGTTTGGAGTATCTCCTATAGCTGCCGATCATTTAATCAGGGGAATGTTTGGTTCTGCTGGCGGTCTAATCATTTACATGACCAACCCCTTGTTACATAGCGATCCCAATGTGGACAAGCCAACCATGTCCACAAAAGATATGCTGGCTACTCTTCCGGGCGCTAGTTCTTTTGTCTCTAAGGAAAAAGAATCAGCTTTGAAGGCCGACTTTTACGTCCTGCGTGATGAGGTTGCAAAGGTAACTAATACATTGTCAGATCTCAAGCAGCGCAACCCTGAGAAAATTGCTGAGTACATTGCTGATCCAGACGTAATGGCAAAGCTTACCGTATCCAAAGGGGTTCAGGGAATCGACAAAAAGCTGCGCGAGATTCGTAAAGCCATGACCAAAATTAGCAACTTGCCAACTTCAGTCATGGACTCCGATGAGAAACAACAGCAGATTAAACAACTCCGCGAAGCAGAAACAACGATGCTAAAAGCAATCAATGTTAAAAAACTGCGAGAAATGGCTAAAATTTAATGTTATAAATCAACAACTTATGACTGGTTTCTAGAATTAGTCTCATGTGGTAACGTTACCACTCGGAATGTTTATTATATTGACTACTTTTTTAGCTGCTTCTGTAGCATTTTAATTTGCAACTTCATCTGTGCATTCTCGGATTGGTAGGTGTCGCGGCTTTGCTTTATTGCTACCAGTTCTAACTTAGCCACCCTAAGTTCCTCGCGCAAGCTCTCTATGGTTTCGTGCGCTAGGTTCTTTTCTTCCTCTGTGCCTGCCATAGCCTTGATAGCTAGTTGGTCTGATAGACGTTGATTTTCTTTAATTAACTCCCCTACCATTTCGTCCGGTTCGTCGCTTAAATCTACCTCGGGCTCTGGCGGCTTTTGGAAAGTCTTCTTTGCTGCTTTGGGTTTTTTCGCTGCTTGTGGTTTTTTAACATCCCCACTTAACTCTGCACGTAAGCCCGCAACGAATGGGTGGCTAACGCCTACCTTCTTGGCAATTACCCTGTCGCTTAGTTCGCTCCACTCAAAATCTTCCAAATAGATTAGGGTCTGTTTGCGCTTTGTGGCGTGGGAACGGTTCAATCCGTGCGTCTTGTTAGCCATGCCGCTAAGGTCAATAGCATGGCGTAGGGTTCCGGTAATAACATCGCACTTGATGCTGGCCTTACCTATCTTGATGTGGGCAAGTATGCGATGGAATCCGTCTGCAAGATAGTACTCTAGGCCATCGTGGACTACGGTAATTGGCGGCAGCGTTTCTCCGCCCTGAAGCTGTTCGGCTAGGTAGTCAATATGCTCCTGATCGTTTGCGTCACGGGACTGTGTACCGCAATCCATGCGGATAAGCTTGATATTTAAAACTGTCATTTCTGTTTCCTTTTTTGTCGTATTAATATACTTTGATTTAGCAGTCTTCTAAGCCACGTTGGGCCACCAAGTCTGCGGTATTCGTCACGCTGCAATAGCGTTAACCGTATCCCTACTCTAGTAGGTTGTCCTGTGATTTCTGTTTTAGGTCTTGGCATACGGCGCAGGGCAATCCTCTGGAATTTTGACAGCGATGTAAACAGGAACGTACTTAACGCCCTTCTGCGGCTTTGTCCAGCGGTCAACATAAACATCCGGCATTGTCCTAACGGACTGAGTTACGCTGTCAGCTACAAGCCCTACCTGTGTAGCTATTTCCTTTGCCGTTAATCCTTCCTCGTGTTTTAAAAGTATTTTGCGTAATTCCGGGTGATTTGATTTGCTCAAGCGTTCTTCTCCTTGAGCTTGGCTTGAATTAAGAGGGCAAAGCGAATATGCGTTTCTTCGTCTGCATCGGCGGCGCTTTGAAAAAGATCTTCAATCTCCTCATCCGTTAGGTCTGTCCACGGTTTTTTGTAGACTTGTATATCGTCGTCTTCATCCATTGTTCTTCTCCTTTGATTTAGCCAGCACTGCGCGGGCAATCTTAAACAAGTGCCAGCAATCCTCGTGCGGGTCGCAGTCTTGAATCTCTTCATCAGTCA